GTAATGACTCTAACCAAAATGTCATACTAACTCCTTTTCCTTTATGATTGTAGCAACGGCTTGGACCACATCCACGGTCACTGCGTTGCCTGCCTGCTTATATCTTTGTGTGTCACTCATCTCGACCACCTTACCATCCATCACACCATACTTGTTATGGTCATCGCTAAAACCTTGTAAACGATTGCATTCCACTGGCGTGAGTCTGCGTACTCCGCTCTGTATCGTATACTGTTGCATACCTGTATCCAACGTCTGTGCTTCACCCTTACCTACTCTACCGCGTCTGGTCTCGCTATTTGGTACGGATAGATTAATAGAATCACCAACCTCTGCTTCTGCGTAGCCTTTCTTAGTGGCTTCTTTTATCAATAATGGTGTATGACCACCACCTTTGCCCATTGCTTCAGTTAATGCGGTAGAACAGTTTTCTATCTCACTAGCATTTTTTTGCAATCCACCACGAACTTTATATAACCCAGTTTTATTATCGTTGTTACCACCATCGCCCGCCAATGTTTTTGCAATGCCTTCAATACTATATACTCTTGAATTAAAATCATAAGAATCCTGATTACGTTTTAAAGTATCTACCTGATACAACCCAGTTTTCGCTCCCATACCGCAACCATCCTTAATAGTTCTTGAGATTCCATTGGCATCATACACTCGCGTGGCTTCGCTGTCTTTACCTATTGTGCCGATTTGTTTAAGACCTTTAACTACATAGGTTTCACCACAAGCATGAACACCTTTTCTATAATCAGCAGTTATTGTTGTACTAATTTTACTGACCTTCCCCGATCCTCTGCTCTCTCCAAGTATCGTAGAGCTTTCTCCGATAGGAAATACTTGTGGTCCACCTCGGTTTCCAATATATCCGACAATGTATATCCGCTCTCTATTTTGGGGTAGCCACCAGCGAGTATTAAGTAGTTGGAACTCAATGGTATACCCAAGGTCACTAAGAATTCTGTAGATGACAGCAAATGTGCGTCCATCATCGTGACTAAGTAAGCCTTTAACATTTTCGAGTACCAAACATCGGACTGGTCTTTTGTTTTCGACATAATGAGTGAGAAGCCGTGCAATTTCAAAAAAGAGAGTACCTCTAGTGTCATCAAATCCGAGTCGCTTTCCAGCCACGCTGAATGCTTGGCAAGGAAATCCTCCACAAAGGATGTCAATGTTATCTGGCAGATCTCTTCTTGGTTGAATAAGTTTAATGTCACCTAGCTCCTCACTTTTTTTATAATTATATCCATACACCGCGCTCGCATATTTGTCTATCTCACTATAGCCTACCCAATCAAACTCATAGCCTGCGCGCTTAAAACCTTCGTGGAATCCACCGATACCACTGAATAGATCAAGCATTTTCAAACCCGACATGGTAGCGTCCACCAAGCCAATGTCATCCTTTTCATACATTCGCACTTTTGTCGGGTTTGCACTTCTTGCATATTTTTCTTGGTTTGCCGTAACTCACAAAATCTTCATAATAGTGCGTATAATCCTGCCAGTTGACTCGCGATGGTTCATAGCACCGCTTACAACTGGTACAATAGAATATGGTCTTGTCCGCAAGCTCCGCATCTAAATTTCTCTTCTGTTCTCTCTTTTTGAATACATGCTGTCTTCTTCCGCCAAACACGACATAACTAGCCATATATCAACTCCTTTATCTTACTGGTTAGGTCTAGTTCCTTTCCACTCTCATTGACTAGACACGCAAAAAATACCTCAGAATTCTTTCTACGTTTCATAAATGACTTCATCTCCCGCGCAAGCTCGTCCAGATCATCTGCTTTAATGATGTGGTCTTCCCACTCACCAATTTCGTTATCGAATGCTATACTTCCTGCGTAATGTTTCATTAACTAAACTCTGGAAACCGTTCATATGAATAGAACCACTTCCTGCCTTTTGTTTGATTGTTCTTGCCAGTTGTTATCGCAAGACTTAACCCATGCGAGTTATCATATGGATAGTATGCAATTATATCTTTTGGTAAAAAGTACACTGCAACCACATCAATGCGATTCGTGTTCTTATACTTATTTAGATTAACCTCGATAGCAGTACCGCGATTCAACTTCGTTACTGTTTTGACCTGCACACGTTTCATCGCACCATTACTGAGTTCAACCACTAGGTCTACCTGATCAACATCCACTACTGGTTCGTAGACATTATATCCTTGCTCCAGCAAATCTTTCTTTACTGCCAATTCACCCAATGCGCCTTTATTTAGGCTATGCAAAGATGTCCACCATTGAACTGAGTTGACTTTGCTCCAAGATATATTTCGGACCATATCCCATGTCTTGTATATTGACATCTTGTAGTAGGTCACTTGAACGCGCACCACCAAGGATGGTAAATGTTGGAAATGAAACGTGAACCAGAATGAACACGTCACAGTCCTCAACTTTCTTCTTGGTCTTTGCTTGTAGGTATCCAGGATTATAGGAAGTGGTCTTGACATCCACCTTGTTTCCTTTGACCTTGAGGTCGTATCCGCTGAAGTGCGGACCAATACTGAGGTCGGGATATCGGTTAAAGTATTTACAAACTGCGATCTCACCACCTGCTCCATTTATGTCAGGTTCAAGTCTTCGTGGTCCTTGTGAGGTCACTCCATTGGTCTGGTTCTGGAGCATTCTCGCAGTTCCTGTCTGCACCGCTATCTGTGCCTCTAGGTTGTTCAGTGTTATTTGCATGTGGTTGTTCCTCGTGGTCGAGTGCGGCATAAAGCACCATATAGTTCACCACATCAAGACATCGTTGGTATGTGGTCTCATCGCTGTAGGTCTTGCCTGTTTTTGCATCGTTGCATAGTGCATCGACATGTTTTAATATGTATACCATCATTGACTGCTTTGCTGTGTTTCCAAGTCGCTCCGCAACGTGCTTGAAATTGTAGAATTTATCTTCGTTACTAATGGTATATTCTATTGATTTACTATCGCTTATCTTTGCTGCGATATTAAAAAACTTACTTCTAAACTTATCATATTCATCGTATTTCATTTTTACTCTCCAAACAATATTCACAAATAGAATCTTCACACATAATACACTCTGCATTCTCTGGCTTTAATATTAATAAGACACATGGTTGTCTATCAAACTTCCTTGCAGGATTTGGTTCTCCATCTTCTAGTGCTAACCATTGTGGTAGACCTGCATATCTTATCTCTGCGCCATAATCACCTAATATTGCAATCCCACGATTACAGAACATTGGCAAGATAAATACAACTAATTTACCGTTTTGATGCTCTTCCATACCTTTACGCACCCACTTCATAACTCCACCGACAAATGGTGGATTGACATAGTTACGCTGACCCCATTCTACTTCCAAACCATCGTAACCTTCTGGTCTAGGATGTGGACATGGATCGTAATCAAAATTAAACTCATCGTTTAATTCTTTCATCATTTCTGGCGGTGTTGCCCAATATCGTTTTTTCACTCTTTCTCTCCTTTCTTTTCTATTCTCCTCAATATCTCATCGCATGTATCCATTGCTATCTCCATGCGAGTATCTTCATTCAATACGATTTTAGACATTTCTGTAACTGCGTGTTGTTTTAATACCTTATCAATACACTCACTTACTAAAAATACCATTGCTGCTTTAGGTTTCATTGGATATGGCATTACTCTCTCCTCATAGTTTAGCGGAGCCATGACTATCACGATCATTAGACACGCCATTTTCATGGTTATGGGTTTCTACGGCTCCGCTATTAAATAAATTCTTCATCCACTCATGCTTGACTATCCAGAGCCAAGGCTTTCTATCTTGGCGAACCATCACTACGTCCGCATTCTTAAAATCTAAGAATCCTGCGATCTTCTTTCTGCGCTTAACCTGCACTCGTATGGTCAGGTCACCTTTGGTAGCTTTAACGTCTATATCACTCTTCTCGCCGAAGCTACGACCATCACTGCCCCAACTTCGTTCGGCTATGAAGCCGAGATCGCGGAGCAATTCAACGACCTCGACTTCACCTTTGTAGCCTTTTCGGGATGCGGAAGAAGGCATTAGAAAGGTAACTCTTCCTCGCCTTCTGCTGTGGGCGTACTCTCAAAGACCTTATTTGGTTCATAGGTCTTCTTAAATTCTGCCAACGCATTAGTTATATCATCCTTCAATGGTGACTTAGGACACGGTGTAGTTGTATACGTAGTATCCATGCCATCGCCACTGCGAGTCACGATCACATCGTAATCAGTAAGGTTGCCCCACTCTGAATTGCGATCTAACTCTGTTAACTGTTTTTGAACAGTGGATTGCGTAACATCCAGCACCTTGACGAAATTGCCATCCCATACTGGAACCTGCCAGAAATGTTTTGGTTTCTCGCCTGCGGGTGCTTCTGCTGCGGTTTTGATGCGAACTGGCACTTTATCATCCTGCCAATACTGATAACCCATTACTGGTGTATCTAATATTCGGAATCTGTTTTCGCCTTTTTGAAACTTCATGAAACTACTCTCACCAGTGCTAGGCACATCGTAGGTAGGCTCTAATAGTCCACTCATCGTTACTCCTTTATTATGTTATATGAATATCCATTGCGATCGATAAGACCAAGTATCTTTTTATATGTACTGTCGTTAGCGTTGGCCTTGATACCGATGTCTGCATTATAGACTTTTCTCGCACCTGGAATGTATGTTTGGGATTGACCCAACAGTTGTCGCACTTTTTGTGCAAAATTAATTCTCTCTTGTTTATCTTTGATATGAATAGTGAGAAGCATGGGCAACGCCTAATGACGTAAAAGAGAGAGAGAGTGTAGTCGTGGAAACGCCACTTCAAACAGCACTGCCCATGTTACATGATAAATAGTTAATAAGGCCATTTAATGAACTCCATCTTAATACCTAAGACTCGTGCAATATTGACCTTATGCTCGTACCGAAACTTACGCTTTCCACGCATCATAAGTGAGAGCATTGATTTATCCAACGCGATGTGTCGCGCTAATTGGTTTTGACTAAAACCACACTCTCTCATATGTTGGTGTAAAGGCTTCATAAGTGTTGACAAAGTTTAATGCGCCTTGTCAACACTAAGCAAGAACTATTTTATATTAGAACTCTTCTTCTATGCGCATGCCTACGTTATATACGTCTGGAGCGACTTGTTGCATGTCTAAACTGTTCTGCGCAAAGCGTGCAAACATATACTCAGATTCGGCATTACTTGCTGTGCTTGCATTGTCAATATTAAATATAAACGGTCTATGTGGTCCATCGGTTAGATTCCAGACATCGGACACTACCGAATCATCTGAAAATTGATATACTGTTGTTTCTGATGGCAAAACATTACTGGCTGCAAGGTAGCTAAAATTCATATCATATGCGATACGCCCACCATACACTGCCTGACCATAAGTTCCTAACGCAAATGGACTTTTAGAGGTGCTTGATGCTGTTCTACCAAAGCTCGTTGATGTGCCATAACGCTGACCACCTACTGATTCATTTATATTGACCTTGTCATATATTATACTGCGCGTAAGATTAAGATCTGGAGAGTGTGGCATATCAAAGTGTTCACCGATCATTATACCACCGCATTTAAAATCTGTGCTACTATCCCATGCAGTGTCACCTTCAAATTGTATTGCCCAATAGCGCAGGTTTAATTCATTGACGGCTACAATGGTAGTACCATCGGAATCTGGCGTTATAGTGCCAGTTTTATTACTATCGCTTGCTGCTCTTATATCGGCATTAATTATTTCTACAACACCCGCTGTACTCCAATTAACATCCGCTGTATCTGCATTTGCGCCATCCAATGCTGTTATATCACTAGCTTCGTTACCAGCAAACACTTTAAATCTGCCATTACAAGAGTTTAAATTATGATTTAATATTGCAATGTATGTTTGCTTGTATGAAGCAGTAGTAAATGCAACATTAAACAATACATGATGACCTGTTTGCGAACTTGTGTCAAAAGTGACTTGATTTAATGGTCGTAAGTCTAACAAATCATCCACTGTATTTGTGGCGGGTAAACCAATAAATTCATTAGATGTATTGGTTGCGGTAACAGTACCAACTGCACTACCACGCGCTCTGTGATAGTTAATTAAGTCTGTATAAAATCTTGGTGTACGTATGTTTTGATTTGCCATATTTATCCTGTTGCGATTTGCCTTGCTTTCACTTTTACCTTTCCTATTTCTCTTGTAAAGTCAGTAATAATAAACTTAATAGTAGACCATGACGATGAGTTTATTCCAAATGGCGTTTCTGGAAACATATTATCATTATCAAAATCAATAATTGATCCTACCTCTAATGGTTCTAAAGGATCTGAAGTATCATTTATTGTAACCCATTTTGCAGGATTTACAATATCAAATGAAATTAATAGTTTTATATCGCCACTTATATAGTCATAATAACTATAAAAATCATCATTTGGATTGCTAGATGGTGATGTAGGTATATCGTTATTACTCGTAGTGGTTCCCACGTACATATTTAAAGTAACTGATTGTCTATTTTCATTACTTCCAACATTATATCGCTTTCTTACGCTATCATTAGATGCAACCACTGTAGTGATATACCGTGATTCTGCGGGATGTTTACGATAAGAAATTTCTTGTTTAGTTAATAGGTCACTTACTTTAGTTATCTCTAACTGTACGTTCTTAATGTCATCTTTGCTAAATGTTGCATCTGTGGAAGTGTAAGAATCTTTAACAAAAAGATATTGCGGATTACCATTATATCTATATCTAAAAATAAATCCACCTTCGTATTGTAATTTTTCTAATACATTGCTTAACAATTTCTGATCAAGTTGCCAATATCTAATTCTCCAATCTTTCGCACTATCTAAATCACTATATCCATCTGGAGTAGTTGTGCCAATATCTGTAAATCTTACAAGTAAATCTCTATGTACTTCGTGAATCTCAGTCATTGCTGCTGTATCACTCCATGCATCTTTTAACCCATTACCACCACTATAAAAAAATTTAACGTCACCTAGTTTTTTTAATTCATCTTTATCAGACGTATCAAAAGCAGTATCAATATCGAGTTTTACTGAACCAACTGAAAGAGTACCATCGCTACCAGATGCCTTTTGATATATAATTGTCCATTGCTTACCTAACTCTTTTATAGTTCCTGGAGATACATTATCTGCTCTAAATGTGTTTGCTGAAAACGTAATAGAACTAGACGCATATAGCGATTCTCCTTCATAAATAAACACATTAAAGGTAGCATTGGCAGAATGCTTATGACGCAATCTAATGTTAAATAATCTGTGAGTTGCCCACTTTTCTGCTACTGAAGTAAATCCAATAGCATAGTTAGTAGTGCCACTTACGCTAACGCTCGCAGCAGTGTCAATATCTCTGTCAAACGCCAAATGAGTATTTGAAAATTCTGTATTTGTTCCTGTCCTGTTACGACTCTCAAGTGCAAAAACGCGACCTGCTGCACGCCTACTGGTCCTGCTCTCCAGCGCATCAACATTCTCTATTGTTGTTGTCGCATCAGTAACTGCACCTGTTTGAGCTTGTAGTGGTAAAAAAACATCTTCACCATGATGAATATTTATTTGGCTACCAGAACCAGAATTATATGATCTTGGCATAATAGTTCTAATTCTTTCTTCATCAACGCTATGTACAGGAACTGGATAAAGATTTGTATCACAAAAAGCTGGAGTATTAAACGAGCTATCATTTTCATCATAATCACCAACAACATATGGAACATAAATATTAGTGCTAGTTGTCTTGGCTTGTGGAAACTGCACATCGTCAAATGGTCTGTGTGTATTAAACTGCAATGTCAATACTTCATCTTTTAATCGTAAATCATTTAATCTAAATGTTCCAATTTGAAAGGCATTATCATCGTTAATTTTAGATAATAATCTCATTTCTCTATTTATGTAATCGTTTGCTGTACCAAATACATCTTGGCTTAATTGATTGCCTTTGTAAGTAAAATTATGCAATTGAATTGAAACATTAGACGTTTTAGCAATTGATTTTTGTAAATTAATTGATTCTCTAATTTTAGGTTTATTAATAATAACACCATGATAAAACAAGTCTTTATCTCTTACATTAGAAAATGCTAGTGGTACAAAATTATTCCAATTAACAACTGCATTATCATTATGACTGGCAGGTGATGTATCTAACTGACCTCTATCGATAAAAATTAAATCACCAGAAATTTTAGATATTAACATTATTTCATTATCAATCTTTATATAATCACCAGCAAGTAGAACATCTCCATCATCTATTGTAAAACTTGTTGAAGTGTCGCTAAAACCACCAGAATCATCTACTAAGTTGACTGCTCCACTTGCTTGTAGAATCTGGTCAAAACCACCATCTCCATTGGTTGAACGATGAGCAAAGGCTAATTGCACTAACCAGTTTTCTTTTATATTAGAAGATTTTACACTAGAACCATAAGGCATTACGCTAATCCATTTGCTATGGTATTTTCAATTTCAGGCATTAATGTGTCTCGTACAAACTGTTCATTACCGATAACATTTCCTTGTATATTGACGTTGATACTACCACTTTGCCCAGTACGGTTCATCTGTGCTAAGTTTTGCACACCAATGTTCTGCACTGCATCTCTGCGCATAACAAATTCACCTGCCTGCGCCATAATCGGTACATTGTCTTGGCCTTGCACCATGCCGCCAGTAGCGAACCGTTGTATACCTTTATTAGTAATCAGTCCACCAGTATGCCCAATAAAAGCTGAAAGTAAATTTAAAGAAGCTCCAAATACTTGACCTGTTGGACCACCCGCAATACTAGCAAATGAACCTATAACCGACAAGAGAGCAGAAAGTTGTTTATCTGTATCTGAGGAATCTGATTTTAGAGTACGTATTGCGCTTGACATTGCATTGATACTGCTTACTGCTATGGTTGTGGTGTCTGCTAATTTAGTGTTTTTTTCACCTACTTCATCTAAATTAACATTTAACATTGCAAGCACTCCATCTACATTACCGAATGCTTCAAACAATGCACGATTTGCTTCAACCATATCAATCGTTGCTTGGATATTCTTTCTTTGACCTTCTTCTGTTTGAGCAAATAACTTTATAAAACCAGTCGTTAATTCTTTTTCTCTTTCTTGCGATGCAATGCGACCTGCGATTGCTGCCTCTCTTATCATTTCTGCTTGCGTTTGCTCTCTTATACCTTCTGTTCGTTTAGTTTCCTCGGTCTCTAGTTCTATTACTCTATCTTTTAATAATTGCAACCTTCCTTGGTTTACGTCTAATGAATCGCCAAATGTGGCTAATACTTGATTGTCTTCTTGGATGGCATTAGTAAAGTCTTGAACTGGCTGCAAAATACTCGTAATACCTTCTGTCATGTTAAATATCTTAGTACCACTATTATCTAATGCTACTGCATTTTCACCTGTCAATATGGTAAATGTTTTTGTTTCATTCTGCATCGCTTTTATTGGTTCAATTACTCCTGTAATATTTGGAATACCAGAACCAATGATACCATCGACCAAAGGTGTCTTTTCTCTTTTTTGTAATTGCTTATCTATCTCTTTCTGTAAAGAATCAATTTCCTGTTTCAGTAGTGGTATGTCTTCTGTGGTGAATGAGCTAATTTCTCTTTTAGAAGCGGCCAGTCCAAATACATCCGCAATTGTTCTTTGATCTCCAGTAAAAAAGTCTACTCCAGCATCAGATATAGCAGTAACACCTTGAACCATTTCTGTGACCAACGGTAAAAAATCTGATGCAATAGCGGCTGTCAATCTAGAAAGAGAGTCACCCATATTACTCATTGCACCAGAAAATGTTTTTGACATTCTATCTGCACTGCCTTCAATACCTACCGTTGGGTCTACTAACGCAGCTTGCAATGCTTCTCTAAATTCTGGCAATGTTAATTTGCTTAAATCTTCAATTCCTTTAAAAGATTTAACAATATTAAGTACGCCTTTTTCCCTTAATATGTCAGCCGCACCTGCTCCTCCCGCATAGGCACGACCAAAAGCATTTGCTGCTTCAGTTGCTGTAGTACCCATAAACGCAGCTAGGTCTGTTATAGGCGTAATGGTTTTAGTTGCGCTTGCCCCAAATGCTTCTAACTGCGCACCTGCATTAACCACGTCACCTAATGCAAATGGCGTGTTAGATGCAACCTTACTTAATTTATCAAAAGCAAATTCTGCACCTTCAATACTGCCAGTCAGGCCAACTAACCTAGTTTTTACATCTTCAAACTGTATAGCGGTACGAAAGAATATTTGAAAACTTTTTGTAATTGCTGCGATTGCAAAAGAGTTCACTAATAATCGATTACGTAGTGACCCAAGTCCTGCTTCTAGGCCCCTTGTTGATCGACGCATGCGCTTTGTTGTTCTTACAAACCTATCTCCATCTGTATTTAAGGTCTTAAAATCCTTAGTAGCTCGTGAAAAACCTTTGGTGCGAACCTCAATTATAAATTTCTTTTCAGCCATTTTGTTTCTTTATATCTTCTTGTTGGAGTGCATTAAATTCTTCATCAATAGCAGAAAAGATGACTAAACGGTGATAATCTGCTTCATCTATAGTATTTGCTAAAGATAGATTGAATCGCTTCATAGCCATGTACTCCTCAAGCGTAAATATGGTCTCAGGCGTTACAAAGTATGTTGAGTCGGCACAGAACACTAGTGAATGATATAACGCAGCACCAAGCGTGAATTTCCCATCTTTATTCTCATCTACAATACGCCATATCTCATTCCATAATTCATCTTCATCATATGTGATAGTTTTTTTAAGCGTTGGAGATTTGGCTTTATATGGGAAATGCAGGTTGCGACTAGGTTGATTGCGAAAACTCATCCACATCGCAACGCGGTGCATTAAGACTTTTTTTGGTTTACGTCCTTATAAGCATTATAAATGGTCATTAATACTTCGTCAATGATATTATCATCAAACTTGCCTAATGACTTCTCTGGATCAGTAAATGAGTAATTTAGTATCCAGTCCAATACATCAAAGAACTTAGCGGTATCAATCTCACCTTCCTTGGTGATTGCCTTGACCTCTAGTTGATGTAGCTCTCTACGTGCTTTGAATGTGATTTCTGGAACATCAAATGTTCCATGATCTGTTTTGATTTTCATTGTTCATCCTATTAAGATGAAAATGGCGTGCAATCGTGATTAAAATTTATGCTGTATGTATATCTACCACTGAATTTGATGTAGCCGCTGCATCATAAGTACAACGAAATGGAATAACAGTTTTAAAACCATCTTCATCGAAATTAATAGATGCTTGGTCGATAATTGCTTTTGGTGCTTCAATTTGAAATGATCCATCTGAAATACTAATCGCACATACTGGTTCAGCGGTGTCAGCGTGGGTAATTGCTGCATCAGATTCCGCATCACGCTTAACGACCATACTGCCAGTAACTTCGTATCCACCAATAACATATCCTAATGGTGCAAATCCATTTGCAGCAGTATCAAATCCTACTCTATTAACTGATCGTGCAATATTTAATTCAAAAGAAAATAACACTAAATCTTCAGTGCTACTAGAATGCGTTATAGTTGTTGCAGAAAGATCATGCATATTAAAATAACTTGTTTGTGCGGTTATGGTAGTTTCAGTACCTCCACTAAAAGAAATGTTTGCCTTGTCTGGAGCAAATCCAGTAACAAATGTAGCTGAACCCATAATAACACCACCATTACCGCCAATATCTCCAGATAAGGTAAATGATGTACACATACAGCTTTTAAATGATAATGCAGTATTCGCTGCACTTGCGCTACCTTTTTCAAAATACAATGTAACTGGTACTGCTGTGCTACCATTAATATTACTAGTAGTAGGCATTGAACCAATTAAGGCATGAGGATTACTTGCATCACCATACAATGCGTTACAAACACGACTAATAGCTTGAGCTGAACCCATAAACTCTAAGGTTATTTCATACATTCTATCATGTCGTTGCGCCTTTACCATTTCTGTTGATTGCGTTGCTCCGCCTGCGCCTTGTCTAAATGGAGCAACTGCCAATGTATGATTGGCTACTTCACTAAAACTATAGCTCGTAACTGGCATATGAATTATTGCAGCATCAGCAGCCACCTTTGTGCCAAATGTATCTTCAGTACCTATAATAACATTTGTCTGTTGGCTGGTTTGAAATATTGAACTTTTAGCCATTATTTTTCCTCACTTTTAATGTTTTTACTTTCTAATGCCTTTAATAGCGCCTTTGGTAAAGGTAACTTATCTTTATGTATTTCTACTTCTTGACCTTCTAATAAGCGCAAATGGGTTGATAAATGCCCAAGAGAAATAAAATTCTTATCATCTGATAGCTTTTTATATTCTGAGTTTGCTTTAACTTTCATACTAACTCCAATGTTTGACATGTAAATGTAGTAATACTTCTAATCTTGTCATCTTCCTGCTCATACCCAACGCTACCTACGCTGCCATTACGAAATTGATTTTCACTACTGACGCTATATGTATTATTGTTGAACAACAATCTTTTTAATCTTTCTGTTATACTCATTACCTGTTTAAATGAATTCTTTGTTATGTTGTTACTTAAATCTAATTCGTATTGTATGCTGACAGTCACTTCTCTTATCTGTCCATGTGAAAGAGTGTCAATGATTTCATCGCTAACAGGTTGTAAAAGAAAACTCTGATTGCCTTGATGCTCATCATAAAATATTTGTATCCCAAATTCATTTGCAATAATACTATTAATGTTATTAATAATTCTATCAAAGATGACATTCTCAAAAGTGATTGCCATCATTTATACCTTTAAGGATGACATTATCTATAGATTTGCCCACTGCGCACAGTTCCCATTTGTACTTCATCGGATTGAAATGTTATGGACCACTCGTCATTTAACGTAAAAATACCAGCTTGAAATCTTATAAGCGCACCGTATGCTAGTGCTTGGTAGTCTCCATTCATTACCTCTGCATCCACTGATTTATGTCTACGCAGGCCAGTGTCATCTTTCGTAAAGACATCATACTTCACTGTACTTGCAGTACCAGGTGCAAAGGTTCCTGCGGTACTGATAACTACACGAACCTCATCGTAATCGGTGCTTGGTGGTCCGAACATCTTTATATCTTCTATGTATCCAGTGCTAGAGCCATTAACACTGATTTCTCTGATCACACCAGATTCACTGCGAAACGATGTCTCGTTCCACATAACATAATCGCGTTTCTTCAACTTGGTCAAGATACCTTCATCACCTAATACCTGCTCTTCAAGCTCGGTAGCTTTCTCAGTATCCTGACTGCGTACAAGGTCAGCGCAGGCTAACAATGCATTACTACGTATAACTATAAAATCATAAGACCTATCGCTTGCACCTTGATAGTTAGAGTTACCGCGTTTATAGATAGGTCTATTTAAATAACTGCGCATGTGGTCCGCTTGTTCTTTGACCACTCTATTCTTTAGGTCTTCCCAATCTTGACCTGCTTCAAATACACTGGCATTAAATGCGCTAGTAGAACTAGACGCTAAGTATACATCTACTGAATCTGTAGATTCTGAGTATTTGAATTCGTTATCTGCGTTTGGCGTATCACTAACCTTGGTCAATTCAACGCCATCTTTATATAAATTTTCAATATAACCAGTGTTACTCAAGCGATACATATTACTACTAGGACTTGCCCAACTGGACATGAGTACACGTTTGCGATCGTATTTATCTATGTCGCTAACAATCGCTTGAAGATCAGTGGTTATATTGCAGAATGCTGTTAGGTAACTCATGCTTGTGCTATCTCATTTATATTACTACTAGTAGGTAAAATGGTTACATCGGGTACATCAGCGCATATAATAAGCGCAATGATCGTGCCTAACGTAATATCAATATCTTGACGTGGGTCTTCAAGATTTTTTGCCAATTCCTTTAGCTCAGACATTAAATGAATAAGATTATCAATTCGCTCTGCTTCATCCATATTTTTGCACTATCTCACAATATTTCTCTGGAGTGCCAGCACCTTTTGCTGTGTTATAAAATTGCTTCCATTGTTTCGCTTGGTCCTCTAATGTCCTTGGCAACTTCTTCGGTATTCTGCGTAAATGTAATCTGCAAAAAACTATTTGCGCTGCCAGATTCGTAGTGAGAATATACTCCCAGTCCTTTTCTTTTGGCGCAGTAAAGTGAGACCAATCTAAATAACACGCCTTTGCTACTACTTTCATAAGGTCTTCACGGTACTGTAAATAGTTCTCAATAATATCTACCGCAACCCATGGTTCGCATTGATACACGCCACGAGCTGGTCCTTTTATTTGCTCCAAATAAATGTATTTAGATTCTACTAAACCTATGTTATAAATAAACTCTGCTGCCTCAGAAGAATATAGGTCTATCTTCTGTAAGACACGCTTAATAAGTCCTTTTATTTGGTCTGGATTAATCATTTGCGCTTACGCTTCATCTTAGATTTTTTTTTCTTCTTAACTTTCTTCTTCTTACCGTAGTGATATGGCATCATGCGCTCCTTACTTTGCTTCGTGTTCGTTTACTATACTTTGCGCGTTGCGTACCTTTCTTATTCGCAGCACGCTTTAATCTATTCTCATACGCTTTTTGTGACTTACTCAATCCTTTGCGGACACTAGCAGGTAAATACCGACCACGCTTCCTGCGTGGCTTCTTCTCATCACCTTTTGTGACGTAACCCCATTTTTGCTGTGTCCACTTTCGTAAACTTTTCTGTGACTTCTTCAACGCCATTATCTGTATCCACCACCTGCGCGTTTATAGGCTAAAGCCAGCATCTGCGCTTTTCTAGCACTCCACTGACCAGACCTACCACCTTTATTACCTGACTTGATACGATTGAATATTCTTTTACGTAATGTAGGCTTTGTATAGTTACCTGCTTCGTTAACTCTTGATTTACGTCTTTTCTTCATTTACCCACCTTCTTCATCGCACTGGTGTGTGATTGGCCAAAGGTTGCGCCTTTGCGCATTGCAGACACCATAGACCGCAGATGCTTTGCAGTGTGATGTCTTGCGTGCCTACGCATTGCGCTGACCTGACGTTTGCTTAATCCTGCTACACTAATGCCTTTGATCTTCATTACCATTTCACCTTATTTGCCCAATACGCAGCACTCATTTTGCCTTTTGCTATATTCTTCGCATGACGCGCTTTAAATGATCTGCGCTTGGCTTTCATGCGCGCTGACTCACCTTTGCGTGGTTTACCAGCAGTCTTTGCTCCTTGCTGACCAAACCTCACCACTTTGTATTTACCACCACTAGATGCCATTACTACATGTGACTTGGTCTTATGTCCAGGTGTACGTTTTGGTTTGTTCACTCCGCGCAGATTTAATCTACGCATCGTTGCTTTAATTCGTGCAGGTACTGCCACTACTTACCTTTAAATACGCCTTCTAGTACGTCTGTTACTACGTCTACCATCTTCTCAAAGAATATCTGTTCTTTATCCTCTGATACGAATGGTATATCAATTTTTTTATTGATTGCAGTAGCAATACTGTCTCTCATTTCATCAGAAGCTAAATGCCCCATAGCTTGCTCTTGCATTTTATCTGCTTGAGCTTCAGCAAACTCTACTAGCATTGATTTTATGTCCATTATATGATCCTCATTATTATGTTTACGATTATTGGTATACTGATCACTGCTACTGCACCAACTGTTTGTAACTTGGTTAAAGCAGTTTCGTGATCGGCTACCTTTCCATTAAGTCTTTCTAAATGCTTTTCTACTCGAGCAAGCATATTAAATATGGTTTTTTGTCTCTCATCGAGCTTTACCATCATTGCATATAGATCATCATTGTGTGGCATTAGTGTTTTCCATTTATCCTGCTTAAACTGCCATCAATTCGAGAGACTTGATTATCTAAATCATTGATACTCTTGGTCATAGCATCAAACTTGCGATCAAGTTTATCATCTGATTGATTCCATCTTCCAATTAATTTAATAATCATACCTTCCATATTTTCAAGAGTCTCTGACTGTCCTCTATTCTCAACTTTTAACTGCTCAAGAGCTTGTTGTTGTGCTTCTGACTTTTTAGAAAGAGACATAACTAAATAGACGAACATTACGCCTACCACACCAATCATTCCAGCTTCGCCATATATCGCCATAAAATCCATCAGTCATTTTTTCCTAATACTTTATCTAGCAAACTCTTATTCATTTCTGTAAGCCTTTGTTCTCTTTCGTTCTCTAGTGGCTCTATCCTTTCATCAAGTGCTTGTTCAAATTCAATTAACGCTTCTTTAATGTGTACTATGTCTTTTTTATTATTATTGATATTTGCATTTAACGTATACCATGCGCCAGTTAAGGTGAACACCAGAAATACAATTTGCACTGCCCACTTGACTGAGATGTGTATTTGTAACTCATCGTTTAATGCTTTAGTTCTCAATTCTCTTTACATCTTCAAATTGGCTATGCAACCAGCACCAATTTTGTCTAGGATATAATTTATCATAATAATAATGTTTTACTGAATCTATATCTGTTATCTCAATAAATACAGTATTCGTATCGCTAGGTGTAATTTCCCAGCCTGCTACACTCCAACCACTAGAACAACTAAGACTTGAAAGTGTAAATAACAGAAATATCATAAGACGTGTTAAGTTCATAACTTACTTCATAATTAATTTTCATAATACCATCCACCATGCTATGGCAGTTTCTACGAATATATCCGATAACGTATTGTACAACCATCTTTCTTTTGTGCCATAAGGCTTGTAATTCTCGATATACCACTCGAAAACTTCCCAAGCTATACCAACTATCAATACGCCTAAAACGCACCATAAATCAGACCATCCGCACCATTGGAATATCTTGCAAAGAAATGCGCCTGCTGCAAGATGATATGCGGTCCAACCATCTAATTGACCTGTGCGCTGTTGCCATGCCACTAGTTTTGCTAAAGGACTATTCATCTATCTACTACCTTGTTTTCAATAATTTTATGTTTTACAATATCAATGCGCCCATGATTATCTGAATCCTTCAAAGAGTTGCATTGTTTCATGTACTCTTCTTCAATGGTTTTGAAGCTGTCTGATCTTTTAATTATCTCCTCACCTACGCGTAAAAAATACTTTTTACTACTAGGATAGGTTAAGGAAAAGAGTGTACCATCATTGAGCTTTAAATTTTTAGTCATACCTTGTTTGTTATTCAAGTGGATCACAACATCATTATCATGGGCGCATCTAACAATCATCTAATCGTTCTCATCACCTGGGTCATGCGGTGAGTGATCATCTGACTTTGCCAATGACTCTTCTAGCATTCTTACAAATCCATCCTTACTTACAGCGAGTTGCTGTTGGATGAAGTTGTTGCTATTTATCTTATCATCGATATTCTTCAAATGTAGATACATCTGCTTTTGCTCGTCATTAAAGTCCTCATTGACATCATATTCAACGTCATTAAGAGTTAGAATAACTGGCGGTTGTTTTTCTTTTTTAGCCATGTTGTTTCCTTGTGTTAGTTAATTAATCTTTTTTACTATCTTCATACGCTTTCTTAATATCATCTGTCCATAGTGCATTTGCCATTGCCTTTAATTCGTCAGACTCAGCACTTACATCTGCATCTGGCATAAATGCCTTTCTATGGTATGAAAACGATATTTCCTTACCATCTTCTTCGATAGATGTTTTACAGCGTTCTTGAATACATTTATAATCTCCACGCACTTCATAATCGTATGTTTTCTTTTTTTCTAAAGCCATTGTTTACTCCTTGTTAGTTCCAGTATAGTATCCACTATACAAAGTATGTTACTGCAAATTGTATGCTTGTTGATGCATCTATTTGATTTGCTGATGTTGAACCAAGCCCAGCTCCTGTGGTCAAATAAACTCTAAAAAATGCCTCACCTTCTGCCATAAAAACACCAAAATCTTGAATGTTGGCACTCGAATTGTATATAAATACAGAGCCACTTCCTCTCTGTGACAGTTCAGCTCCATCTCCAATCGTAAAAGGAACATTTACTTTAATAAATCCTTCTGGACTACTAATAGCCGATGAATCGACATGACCCATGACTGTTACTTGCCTTCCAATTTTAGTATAAGATGCTGTATCGTAAGTGCTATCAACTGTTATAGAGCCACTTCCAGATGGTGTTAGTGTTACTGTATAAGTACCTTCTTCATAATCTCCAAGAACCTCTCCAGATGCATCAAATTTTATACCAGCACAATGAACTGTAGCACCACTGTCTTGTGCCATATAAACAGCAGTTACATCTGCATTACCAAGTGTTACTGAGTTGTCTGCTTGTCCTTGTGCAGTAGAACCAATTACTGTTTGATTTACTCCAGCATTATCATCTGTGTCAGCTCGAAAACCAATTAAAGTGTTTGCACTTCCTGTTACAAGAGCATCGCCAGATTGAAAACCTAAAGCAGTATTCTGACCAACTCCATCAGCAGGTTCATAAATTTTTAATGAGTCACCACCGATTGCAGTATTACTATCTCCATCTACATTTGTCATTAAGGCATTGTACCCAAATGCTGTATTTTCGTGACCAATTGTATTACCCTTTAACGCCTCAAATCCGACTGCCGTGCTTTTAGTCGCAGATGTCAATGATGCAAGTGCAGACCTACCAATAGCTACTGTACCATCAGCGGCATTATTACTAATTGCCCCACCAGCATCTGAACCAATTAAAACTAAGTTACTTTGAGTAGTCACTGCATCTCCAGAAAAAGCACCTACAACTGTATTGTTTGTTCCTGTATTTGATGCTTGAAGAGCGTTTATTCCTACTGCTACATTATTTGCATCTACATCAGCATTAAAAGTTTGTAATGCTTGATGTCCAAAAGCTGTATTGTAATTACCTGAAACATTTGTTCCTAATGCTCCTAATCCCATTGCAACATTAGCCACTGCATCAGTCAATGCTCCTAAAGCACCAGAACCAACAGCAATGTTTGAAACTCCAGTATTGCAAGCATCAAGAGCTTCAAATCCTATTGCTAAATTATTTGCTCCAGAGGTCAAATTGCTTAAAGCGTTCATTCCTACTGCAACAGTGCCATCAGCAGCAGCAGTCATTACACCACTACCACCAGCATTATACCCAACTAAAACACACTTGTCAGGCAATAAAGATGTATAACCAGCAAATGCTCCAAGCATTGTATTTTTTTCGCCTGTGGTTATTTCAGTTCCAGCAAGGTGTCCATAAAATGAGTTGTTATTTCCACCAGAGGCTATATCATTACCAGCTAATTTTCCAAAAAGCGTATTGTTTGTACCGCTACCACTATTATTAGAGAGTGAGATTCGGGAGTTGTTATCAAGCTGAAATCTGATACCAGAATTAGTAGCAAAAGACATTGTATCCGCTGTTGATTCATAAATGTATGTGTTACTCGTACCATCTAAGTATAATAGATTTCCAGACGGAATACTTATATTACCGCCAGAAGTAATTGCACCAGCAAAAGTAGCCGTGTTGCCAGAGGTTATTGTGAGTGCATCAGTTGATGGCCCAGTTCTAAATATCATACTATCAGAGCCGTCAACCTTGATTTGACCTTTTACAGTTTGACTGGCATTTTCCTTAAACGAAATAATTGCAAAGTCATCTGAGCTTCTTCCGTGTATGTCCAATACAGTAGAAGTATCACCATTGGCTTTTATTGATAGCCTTGAAGATGGTGTCATTCCAAGTCCCATATTTCCTGTCGCATCAATACGCAGACGTTCTGTAGGTGCAGTATCTGTAACTACATTTCTTGTATAAAATGTTAAATCACCTTTTGTGTCTCCAGAAGTGGATGTTTCTTCAAAGCCTATATATGCAGGAGAGTGTGTATTGGTTAATGTGTCAGTATAACCAAAGCCAATCATAAACTTACCTAACCCACCAGAACCATAATCTCCACTACCTAACTGTATGTATGAGTTACTTGCTGTAATAGTTAAAGGTGCAGATGCTGAACCATTTGACAAAGTTAGCTTACCTGACGGAGAAGAAGTTCCAATCCCAACCTTTTGTGTGTCTGTCATTCTCATCACTTCATTCAGTACACCACTACTATTGTAAGTTGAGAATGCAAGAACTGAGTTTGCTGAGCTAGCATTTATATTTATAGCCGAAATCTTTGCTTGAGGACCCGGATTTCCTGTACCTGTAGGAATTGCACCACTCCAATTACCAAAAACTAATTCTGTGGATGAATTGGTTGCACCATTAGTATTAATAATAAAAGCCTGAACAGCCCCACTTGATGAACCTTGAACGTGCAATCTTGCTAATGGTAATTTATCTCCGATTGCAACATTTGCTGACTCATCTACATAGATTCCATTGCCATCATCTGGGTTATCATCAATACCAAAGTATGCAGTATCTGATGAGTTTAATAACAACCCCATATGAGCGGCTTTACTGGAATGACCAACTCGTATTATTGAATGTTCTCCATTAGCATCTATAGCACTTTGAAAATTTGCTACTGAAACATCTGAGTTGGTTGTAGTAACAACAGCAAGAGTACCACCAATAGCAACATCTTCATTAGTCGTGTCCACTGTAAATATGTCACCACCATCACCATTCTTTCTAACCAGTAAGGCTTCTGTATTGGTTACATCTATAACCTGAGTACCTTCTATGATTTCGTCAAAGCTAAGAGACCCACCGCCATCTACTTGGAGGTCACCATTGATTACCAAGTCTCCTGTTATCGTTCCGCCAGACGCTATCTGTGCTGATGTGTTGCTAATCAAATTCTTGAATGATGCCATTGTATACTCCTACGCTAGTACGATGCGCACCGTAGAGGTTGCACCTTTGCCAAGCAAATGTAAATAAACTGATGATCCTATGCCTTGTGGCACATTTAATTCGTAGATGGTATCTCCACCCGCTAAATATAAATTGTTTCCTGTACTGCCCACTATCATGTCGCTTGCGCTACTACTGAACCCATAATAGACATCACTACTAGGCTGTAATATTACGCTGTGAACCGCGCTGACATCTAGGTCGTATTCTGACCCTGTTGCAACACTTTGCGCTGTTTGTACTGAAAAATTTGCAGAACTGCTGATATTCAGTGATTCAACCACTGAATGCTTGGAAAGATCAGCCATCTTGTTTCTCCTTTCTGAATGCCTTACCGAGCGTGACTTATCTCATGGGCATTTCGGTTATTTACTCTATGATGCCTTGCGCTCTTAGGCTGGCATCGCTAATTCCTTTCATTTGGATGATAGGACTTGCAAACAATTTGCGTACCTTTTTGGTTTTGCATTTTGGGCAAGTGATCTTATCATCCTTGGACCATAACTGTTCCCATTTATACTCACAAGGACTACATAAGAAGTCGTTGGTCTTCATTTTTGCTTTTTAAGACTCAGTTTCTTTTTAGGCTTTTTAACCTCGCCATTCTCGTTGCAAGGCTGGTATCCTTTTTTTAAAAAGCCATCAATTACTTCTTGATTAATTGATTCTACTTTGCCAAAAACAGAACCATCTTTTCTTTTAAAATATTTCATTTTATTTCCTTTCTAATGGGTGGGCGAAACGCCCACCCATTTACAATCATCTTATAGTGACTATTAAGATGGATTAGCGAAGTTAACAACTCCAAGTGACGTGCTAGAAGCACCATGAGACAAGGATGCGCCAAAAAGTATATCGGCAACCACGCTTGTAGCCAGGTGGTCAATGTCGTATGCTGACTGCACTCTAGGTGCGATCTGCATAGCCATGTACACTGCTTCTTTCTTAAAGACAGTTGCAGTTTCATCACCAGTACCACCATCATCATCCCAATCGGTTGAGATGTATGTTGGCATACCGTAGATCTGACCCACGCCACCTGAGACATTAGGATTCTGCCCATCACCTCTACGAGATGAATCATAGAAGTCCTGTAGACTCAAGAGATACATGTATGCAGCAGGAGAAGCATATAAGAATGTTTCGCCATCTGCGTAGTCGTGACCCGCATCAAGTAGCTTTTGCAAACCTTCACGTAGTTTTGCAGAAGTGACTTGATTGTCAGTTCCAAGTGTAATATCATTACCAGTTGCGGACTGAAGTACGTCTACTGCCAAGTAGTTTTCAACCTTCTTAGCAAGAGCATAACCCATAGACTGGGCATACGCTCCAAAGAGGTTTGCTGACTCTTGGACGCGGACTATATCATCGATCCGTTTCGCTTCATAATGATGTTGATCAACAGAAATGGTGACCTCACCATCCGTGTTGTTTGTGTATGTTACCGCAGTACCTGCGCCTTTTGATGCAGCCGTTTCCTCAGTGACTTTAGGGATATGCAAAGTATCTCCCGAAGGCATCTCGGATGAAAAGTCCATCACCTGATTACGCAGTACGAATTTACGTTCTGCATAGTCTAGTATAGCGTCACGCCATAATTCAGGGATGAACTTGGCCGCGGTGGTTGTTGTTACGTTACCATCTGCCATTTTCTAAGTCCTTTTTTAAGTTCCTTTGCGTTTATAGGATTCCAGAATATTGCTCCAATTCATACGCCTGTCAGAGTCTTTTATCTTCTTTAAATCAACATTACTATCATTGACTGGCGCAGATGGTGCGCTGGAAACCGCAACGCGTTGTGTGTTTAGTTTCTTTACTACAGCACGCAATGCTTCTAGAGGTAACTCTCCAAATGTAGCATGCTCTTCCTCTGGTATCTCACTTAGAAGTTCAGCGCGAAGCGATGCTTCCTGCTTCATTGCTGATTCAACAATGGGTTCGAGTTCTGCGAGCTTGTTGGCGCGCTCCTCGGCAAGATTCTTCCATTGCTCTTGTTCTTCCATTTGATTTATTCGAGTATTCTCGATTTCTTTGCGGAGGTTAGAAAGCTCTGTTTCCGCAGCTTGCGCGCGTCCACGATATTTCTTTGACTCTGCTATCAGATTCCCAACTTCGAGTTGTTGGTGGTCTTGTTCTTGAGTTTGGTCTGGTCCTACAGGGTCAACTGTAGACTCAGGCACTGGCTGTGCAACTGGTGTTTGTTCTTCGGACATCTGTCCTCCTACATGTTTATTGTTACGCGTGTCTTGCTCATGCGTGATAGGTTCTTGCCAATTATATTGGCGAAGTCTTTGACGATACCTTCTTCTACTTTATCGCCTAATTCTTGATTCTCCGCAATAGAACGCTTTTTCATTCGATTCTTACCTTCGTTATGATCAAATAATTTAGTTCCTTGCTTATTCTTTTTAATACCATATAAAAACTGTATTTCTTGATTTTTTCTAACTGTTGTACGTTGCACTTGAAATGCATTTAACATCTTGCCAGTATCTTTTAAGGTTACTGGTTGTACTTTACCGTTTTTCTTACGATTTGCGTAGCTCTCAGAATAATCATCAAATGCTTGTCCTGTATAATCTTTTCCACTAGCAATCTGTTGTTTGGTACGCCTAACAGTATTCTCTGCCATCTTTTTTACGTCAGGCTCTCTAAATTTCAATATATCCTGTAACTTAAACATTAATTGGTTCCCAATAATGACGGCAACGATGGCCACCGCCATGCTCAAATCCATCTGACTTTACTTGCCTTATCTCTTCAAGTGTTAGTGGGTCATTGGATAAATACGTTCTACATATAGGACGATTCTTTTCGTCATCTGGTCCAACATATCTATATAACGTATCTTCTGGTAGATCTATTGCCATTGCGCCAACCACAGCGCGTCTATAATCACCAAGCATTGTATAAATTGTATTTTCGACACGTGGCGTATTTGTGCGGACCGCAGTGCGTATTATGTTCTTTAATTCATCGCCTTTTAAGCCACTATTTAAGCCAGACACCATTGCGTTCTGCATCACATTACTCACTTGTCTAGTTACGCCTTGTATGCCTTGGCGTTGGAGAGTCTGTAGAACCACGAGTTGTATCTCGTTTGCACGCCCAAAACTCGGCAGATCAACAAGAATATCCTCAGTTGTAGCCATGAAGGAGTTGATGGCGGTAGAGAAGCGTAGGCTCTCAACAAAATAGGTCGAAAAGTCAATTGCAGCGATAATTCCCAATATCTCAGTTGTAGAGAGACCTTCCTCTTCAAGTTCTTCAACATCCTGTTGGAACCCATTGATGGCATCTTCAATACTGCTCTCATACGAATTAACTGTTTGGTCTATTGTTGGCATTCAAAATATTTAATAGTCTGTTCTGTGGCACATCTTCCTCTACAACTTCATTCTGCTGCTCCTCAAACCTAGCTCGGTCTTCTGGTCCAGCGTCAGGATTGTGATAATCGAACCAATCCATAGGTGTACTAAGCTGTCTGTCAAATCTCCAACTCCAAAGCATGATCTCTGCTTCTGGTGTCAATGCGTAGTTTGGTTCTAGGAAGTCTACACTATATTCATCGCCTACGTTCACATTTGCTTCTATCTCAATGATACGTTTATCTACTTGAAATCTGCGTTGTTCCCAAGGTCTCCATGTATCCTCGGTCATTGCAGAGCGCTCATCTACGTTCTCAGCTTCCACAATGGTCAAACTCGCTGCGCTTGGTGCGTTGCCTGAGTCATCTCGTGCGTATTTTGCGCGGATGTGGTTGTTATTTAGTGTGGTTTCCACTAAAAATCTTGTGGAGTCTATGATCTGGTTTAGGTTACCACCGCTTGAGGTAACGCCAAAATTTGCCTGTTCTGGGAGATATAGAATCTTATCTGTTCCTATTGATATGCGGGAAGGGTCATCCACACCACTAATATACTTAATACCTAAACAGCCATATTTTATAGCAAGATTTAGCTCAAGTAATGCCACATTCACTGCAAGGTCTGTTTGTGCTACGTCCATTGCGTTGCCTACGTGGTAGTCGCGTATTGGCGGGTAGCGATGGCAAAAGGTTACTGGCAACATACCATATGGGTTAATATCATTCTCATTAACACTGATCACCTTACCATCTTCATCCACAAGGAAGTGTCTACCTGGTACACCATAGCGTTCTTCGGTCCATACCGCGTGTACCACGTCACCTCGTGCGTTGCCTTGGTTCTCAATTGGATACATGACACCAATTGGTTTATCTCTTGAATCGCCTGCTAAAAATAAAGGCGTAAAATGAGATAATATCTCATATTCTAATTTTTGTGTGACCTCATTCCATTTACTTCTAAATGCCATTGTACCAAGCAAAAAGGTCAAACGCTCTAGCATTCTGCGTTGCGCGTTAAGACCGTGCTTATCTATAATAGATAGATAGGTATCGCTCGTACGCAGACGTGGTGGTCGTTTGTAGGTCATCGAACGAAGACTACAGACGCGTCTAGTGAGGTTGTTTTGTGGGATGACCGTCTGACGCAGGGTCTCTGGGCCAAAGTAATCGCTCACATAGTGGTCTAAATTGATTCCTTCGTAGAAGTCCATCAAATAATCCCGCTCGCGAGTACGCTCATCCTCGATGTATTTTAACTGTTCTTGTAATGCGCCAATTATTGCGCCTTCAGATTGATCTTGAATTGTAAGCATATCTACCTTTAAAAGAAATCGATGACACCAGCGTGTCGGTTTTTCATTGGGAATAGGTTTGTCAACAGAAAACGCAACGCATCGCAGGCGTGATCGAACTTACCATCTTTTTTTGGTTCATGGCGTAAGGTTTGATCTTCGCGGTGTTCTGGGTAGTGGTAGTTTTCATACGCTTCGATGCTCTTCTCACACTTTGGATGAATGAACAAGTGCGGATCGCCATTTGCGTCCTCAAACCACCTACGTACATGCGATACTCCAGATACTACGTTTCTGGTTACCGCATCGCGCTTGATGTTGACACGCAGTCCTTGATTCGCAAATACCTGTATATCACTGATACCAGACTGCAAATTCGTACCACTGCCTGCTGGGTCACCCCAAATGCCAGTATACTCGTAGCCAAGTGAATTCAGTTTATTTGCAAACTCTTCTGTGCGTGTGTTTTGCAGGTTTACCTCGTCTATTTGATGTACGTCAGCAAAATTCTTCTCTCTGCCGTGCAATTGCACGATATTAGCGTGGGCATGGCGATAGCCGAAATCCAAACCAACATATACTGGTTTGGATGGGTCATATTTCACATCCTCGCGTATCTGCGTGGTCCTGTCCAATGGAAACACCTTACCTGCGTAGCTTTGGAATTCGCATAAGATCTCTTGCAGGTAGGTCTCTTTGGTCAGTGTGCGCTTTAATTCTTCGTGATCGTCCTTGAAATATGGCGATAGTGTGCTGGGGAAACGCCACGACTCCCAATCTGGGTGCTTATCGCTCTTTCCAAATTCATATAAACTATGTAAGAAGTTGAATCCACGCGGTGTACTGGTGAACATTGCCCATCCTTGTCTGTCTGATAGCGTTGGGCGCAGGTACATCTCGAATACGTTGCGTGAAATGAGCGCGCTTTCGTCAATACAAAGCCAGTCAACACCTTCACCGATCAATGATTCTTGGTTTTCTGCTGACTTGACCGATACCTCACTGTTCAGACCTGCTAACTTCATGTAATACAAGTCTCCCGATATTTCTTTCTTGGATTCTAGTGGTAAGCGCAGTTCGGTCATTACAATACGCTTGACCTCACGAGCTATCTTATTGGCTAGTGAGTAGTTTGGTCCGACTATCCAACCACGTGTATTGGGCGTGAGCAACCACGGCAGTATCTCGTGCGCTGCCATGTAGGATTTACCAGATCGTCTGCCCATTAAACAGACGCGAAAGCGAGCTGTGCTGTTATGAACTGCCAACTGCTGTGGAGTCGGGTCGTACCCCAAGATCTTCCAGAGCTTTTGCCTGTTCACTATTTGCTTTATCAATCGGATTTTCCTCGAAACCACACTGTTGTAGTACGGTTTGCAGGTTGCCTGTCATGTCTACTGCTGTCTTATCACTCATGCCCAGATAGTTCTTAGAAAGAAATATCTGCATCGCAATTGCGTTGTTCTCGATGGCGGATACCCACATGGCGCGTCTGAGCTTGAATTTCATCTCCTCGCGACCTGCTTCGTACTGTACCTTGAAACTTTGACGTATGTGATTTTCACCTACCTCGAAGTATTTGCCAATTTCAGCGTAGTTACATCCAAATGACGCAAGCATTCTAACTTGGTCTGCGTCTACTTTACTCTTCTTCTTCATCTATATTAGCCTTTTCGATGACATTCTTTATCTTGTTCAATGTTCTGCGCCAGTATTCCTTTACGCTGGACTCGGTTATCTCCATCTCTACTGCGATACTAACGAAGGTGTGACCAAGCGTGCGCTGCTTGAATACGCGGAGTTCCTGCGGAGATAGTAGGTCGTAAAACTTATGTGCGCTTATTTGCAGGTGGCGCAGGTGCGGTTCTATCAGTCCACTTCGGAATACTAGCATGTGGAGGTGGTAGCGGTCTGCGCGGTCTATGGCGTGCAGCCATTTGTCAGTATTATCGTCAGTTAGATTAGACCAAACTTCTTCCATTATCTGAATTTAAGCATACGGTGTTGACAAAAACGAAAGTAAAAATTTTAAGACGCGGTAAGTGGGAAAAATCTGGGTTTACCTTGGTATACCCGATAAGTTATACATAATGTATGTTATGCGCAATTTTTTTTAGGTGTCTCATTCTGTTATATCTAGTAATATCAAGACTTAACAATTTACGCGGGTTTTATGCGGTGTATGATCTGCGGTGTTTGTGTCAATGTGGCACGTTGCGTCCTACTTTCTTTTTGTTTTGGTTTGATAGATATATTTTATTAATTGAGGTGTTGACACATATATATATATAAACTAAATTTATGAGCGACTTGAGAGATCGCAAGAAGTAACTAAACAAAAAAAAGAGAGAGGTTAATAATGAATAAGTATAAACAAGTATATGAACCATATAAATTTCATAACTCATATGATTTTAATCATGAGCTAGAATATTGTATACACTTTGGACTATTAGGGTTTAATGATTGGACTGATTTAAATGATGAAGGTTTAACGTGGGGAGCGCAATACGATACAAACCGCGGCGCAATACTTATTTTCTTATATATGGATAATTCCTATGGTATACATTACGCTGAAGATTATGTTCCTAGTGATGAAATATTTAGCACTGATGATATGGGAGAGCTTTGGAGCGTTATACGTAGCAATTTAAAATATTTTGATCAACTATTAACTAAAGAGAGAGGTGTAAAATGAACCTATTAACTAACACAAACAGTAAAATAAAAAAGACCGCTAAATTAAACAATGCGCGCTTGTATGAGTTTAACTTGCCCGCTGTGAGTTCTTGCCCGTGGGCGGATACTTGCAAAGAGATTTGTTACGCGGATAAAGGTACTTTCAAATATCCAAACGTTCAAGCAAAGTATAATTTTAATTATGAACTAACATTAAATGCGCCCGCATTTATTGAACAGATACAAAAAGAACTAACAAAAAAACGCGTTGAATTTGTGCGCATTCATTCAAGCGGAGATTTTTACAGTATGAACTATTTAAAATCTTGGTTAGAAATTGCGTGCAATAATCCAAAGATTATTTTTTATGGATACACAAAAAGCGTTCCATTACTCCAGGCGGTAAAATTGCCAGTCAACTTTATTTTTTGTTTTTCAACTGGTGGTAAGATGGATCATAAAATAAAAGCAACCGACAAGCGCGCTGTAATATTTGACACTAAAGAAGAGCTAAAAAAAGCGCGGTTCATTGATTGTTCTGTTAATGATATGAAGATGATCACAGCCAACCGTATCGGATTAATTAAACACTAAAAAAGAGAGGTAAAACGATGAAATTAAATGAGTTGCAAAACAATGCAATAGAAGTTTCACTTGATACATGCATTAATGATTTAAACGAACTAAGGAAGGTTTTTAAATATTCTCATGATCTAGAAAATCATTCAATATGGACATTAAATTTATTATATGAATATTTAACAAGTGAAACGAAAGTAATAAAAGAAGTCATTGAATATGAGGAAAAAGCGTTGTACGGTGATGAAAGCACTATTGAAGATTATCAATATCAATACGATGAAATGATAGACGCTTTAAAGAAAATTAAATTCGTTATGATAAAAAAATCCATGTGCAGGCAATCATAAAACGCTTTAAACCATACTGAAGAGCGCGGATAGTTACCGCGTGAAATCCGCTCATATATGGGCGGATATATGGAAACTAATAAAAGAGAGGTTTAAATATGTTTGTAATTATTGTAACTCATGATTCAACGGATCCTTGGGTATATGGTCCATATAAGACCGTCACCGCAGCGGAGCGCGATTTGAAGCGATATAAAGCCACCTGGAGCAATCGCGATTGGGATTCGATGGATGCACAGATTGAACAACTAAAAAAGAGAGGTTAGTAAATGGAAGAGTTCGAACAGGTATTAAAAACATATGTTTTGGTTTGTTTTTTCATCTGGTTAATACTGTTCATTTTGTCATAGTCTTAAACCAATAAACCAACAAATTGACCCGCATTTATGCGGGTTTTTTTGTGCCTAAAATTACAGTTAAATTTCTAAAAAATTTCATTAATTGACTTAAAGCGGTTTTTTGAATTTCTTTAAAATGCCCGTTTTGAGCTTTTTTGGTCCATTTTCGCATCCAAATATGGTTAATTATGCTGTTATTATATTATACTGGCAGGGTTTTTATATCTGGTTCGCAGGGTTTTTTTGCAAATTATATTATTCACTCAGGGGTTTTTTCTTTTTCAGCATACGGTTCCGCCACGCCAGTTTGTCACGCGTGCGCAACCGCAACCAGCACCTGTCCAAATTGCAAACTCGCAGGTCATCGTACCACTCCAAAACCAGCGCACATCGTTCACCATCACTAGCGATCTGCACAAATTCGCAAGATTTATCATCTTTCTTTGAAAGTGGGCATTTTGAAGCAGAAATCACTAGAGGTGCTGAGAAGCGGAATATGAAGAATATGAAGAATATCTCTCTCTCTCTCCTCTATAACTACAGTTTCTCATATTCCTTTTTTTCACCGCCTAGCGGAATTTGAAATTCCGCATATTCCGCATATTCCGCATTCTCTTTGCACGCGCTAATCGTTAAAACTGTCCAGTTCAGTTTCCAATTTGCGATATTGCCCATGCCCGATCTTACTAATTAGTCCTTGTTTTATCATTCGTTCTAACCAATTTGCAACCGCTGTATTGCTACCAACATTTACCACAGATTCCAACGCAGCCTTAAACATTTCACGGCTAAAGTTCTGCCCTTCTGTCGCAATTGCCTGCAATACTTTTTCTTCTACTGACTCCTTTGGGTCCGTATACCAGAACATTTCATTCTTTGGCAACGGCTTCAAGTATTCAAAATACAGATCACCATCACTAACATTATGCAACTTAACTCCAACTGGCACACCGTGAAGATCGTTCTGGCTCCGCACCTTCGTGATCTTCATCACCTTTAATCCAGGCATACGATTGCTACTCGCAAGCTGTACGATACCATCCAGATGATTCGTGTACGCACTCCCGCCCAACATCATACTCACATCCAATGGACTCGCCTCGCCCAACTTCTTATGATGCGATACCATCAGAATAGCTACCTTATGCTTGTTCTTCATATTCACCATCGTACGCAACAGGTCCATCACATCATCGTTCTTGCTCACATTCTTATTGGTACTAGTATACAAGTTATCCACCACCAACACATCGCAAGGGTCAAAGGTTAGATTCGCGTCCATTTCTTCCCATTTATCGGTGAAGACATTGTTCTGCCCACTGCTCAAGATACTCAGATTCTTATCGAACCGCTCTGCTTCCACAGGATACTTCTTAACAAAATGCATCGCGGTCCGCTCGATCAACTGCTTGAAACTCTCATCCTTCAGCTCAAACTGCACATGCATAACCTTCCTAGGCTTCGGTATTCTAAAGCCTAAGAACGGCACTCCTAAAGCCAAACATGTGGACAATTGCAAGCTCATCACCGACTTACCCACATTCGTACCACCTGCAAGACCCATAATGTCCTTCTCAAAGAATAGATCCTCAATAATAGGTTCTGGCATCTTGACAAAGGTCTTAGCAAACTGCGATGGACTAAAGCTACGCATCCCGCCAATGTCCTCTGGTTTGTCACCATACCGCACGCAACACACCAACAACTCATCTAGTGTATGGCCATCGCTGAACCAATCGGTAAGGTCATACCTTAAAGGCTTCTCACCCCACTGCATAACATACAACTCAACCTTATGCTCGAATAGCTTTCTAGCGAGTTTTTTAGCACCTTCCTCGCCTTTTTCGTCATTATCGTACACTATGTATACCTTATTATATCTAGACGGCAAGGTTAGTTTAGCAGGCAGCGCACCCGCACCTGACGTATAGGTCAGAGCGGATGCGCCATTGCAGTATGCGGTGACAGCGTCTTTTTCGCCTTCGCAGATCACAAGTGTGGAGAGAGATAAATGCGGAGTCTCAAACGCCTTGCATTCCGCGTCACCGAACTGCGGTCCTTTATGAAATTTTACATGATTCTCATTGATCTGGAACACCAACTGCGCATTCTTCTTATCGTCACGCCTTACGCCAATGGGCAGGTCCAAGCACTTCTCGTTCCAAGGCAACTCCAACTCATCCACTGCCTTCTGCCAATGCGCAACGAACGTATCCCGCGCACTTGCATAACCACTCTTTTTGACCTCTTTTGACTCTACTTTGACCTTGGTGTTGGTGAGTTTATATTCTACCTTCGGGGTTTTAACTGTCTTTTCACTGAAATCCCAACTGTCCTGACACTTATGGCAATAGGCATACTCACCATTGATCTGCACCGTGCCTTGCTTGCGCACCGTGCCATCATCGCATTCTGGACACCGTGCGCGTTTGCCGTTTTGAGTTATGTGTGAAAAGACATCTACCGCACTCCTCAAAACTTCCTACGTAAGTTGTACAATGCACATAAATGTCTGAACGCCTGCGCACCTGCATCCAACTTATCGCGACTGATCACATGCTTATGAAATTTTCCATCTTCCTTACCAAACCGCATGATTACACCGTACTTCACATCCGCCTTGGGTTGCGCAGCTTCGTACATCAATGTATATGCACCTAACTGAATCATCATTTCTGGGTACGGTCCACCTTTGGATGTCTTCCAATCCACTATCACAAGCTCGTCATCTATCTTACCTAAACAATCCACCGTACCACCAACGCGCAACTCTTCATTGACCAGTGCAAACTCACTGGCGAGTACCTTAAAGTTCGCGTTATCAAACCAATTACGAAAACCTACGAATGCTTTTAGTGCCTGCTGTTCTTGGTTTGGTGTGAAATCCCGCGTATCCACAGTGAATCCTTCCAGGTATCCTTGTATCATTAAATGTGTCAATGTACCTATGTCACCTGCGTCACGCATCACCGCATCTGCGTCATCGCCTTGAGCCGTTATCCGCTTTGCCCACGCAATAAGTGTGTTCTTGTTCCATCCTAACTGATTGTTAATAATGGTGGTCACGCTTGCTGCGCGCTTGCCGTCACCAAGCACATAGTTCTGACCGTGTAACTTTGTTTTACTCATCGATGTATCTCTCCTTTAGTTCGGTAATAATTAAAAATGAAACTCCAAATGCCAACGCCCAGAACAATAGTCCTAGACCTAGCACTAATATATTTGCTACCCACTCTGCTATGTCAAACATGATCATTTTTTACTCCTTATCTCTTCGATTATCTCTTCCTTTAACTGTTTTAAGTGCCACCGCATCAAATAATGCGTAGCAAATATCGCTACACCTATCCACACCACTTGGAACACATCAAATGCATTCTCTTGTAATGACTCTAACCAAAATGTCATACTAACTCCTTTTCCTTTATGATTGTAGCAACGGCTTGGACCACATCCACGGTCACTGCGTTGCCTGCCTGCTTATATCTTTGTGTGTCACTCATCTC